TGATTATCTAAGTCATATAGAAAACCATCTCTTATAGTGAAGTTTTTGTGACGAATGTCATTGTTACCATCTGCTTGAACGCAGTTAGATGGAAGGGGAATTTTGTTATTTGAGTCTAATGAAACTGTATAGTCATATTCTGTATTGTAATTCCAACCTTGTGATTGAATTGACATAGAAGTTTCATCTAAAATATTTTTAGCGACAGACACATCAACACTTGTAGTTCCTGTAATTGTGTTGACAGGAGCTTCGCCAATTACGGAAAGACATATATTGATGGCTTGTAGCTCAGTTGTGGGTGTTATTCTTGTTGCCATGTTTTTCCTTTTTTAAAATTAAACTAGGGGGTTTAGTCTCCCTCGCCCCCTAGTCCTTATAAGTATAAAGAAACGATTACGCTTCTTTAATTCCTACAGCCGCTTCTGGTCTTAGTACGCCATGACCCATAGCATACTTAGCAAGCATAAGCGTTCCTTGACGTCTAATGTCATATTCGCTTTCTACTGCTAAATCCATTAGCTTAACAGTACCTACCGCACTTGGGTGTGAGATAAGTGCAACGTAGTTGCTTAGGTCAACAGATTGAGGTGTTGAACCACCTGCTGTTGCTGAACCTGCCGCTACTCCTGTGTTGTTGTTCTGGTCGATATCAGTAAATTGAGCTGTAGGTACAATGTCTATACCTGCAATTTTCAATACTTTACCTTCTGCGATTGAACCTTGACCACTGAAGTCTACGTTTACTGCGTTTGTAGCATTAGCTAGTTTGTAATATTCCTCTAATTTTAAGAAACATTTTCTACCTTCTTTTGGAACGTAGTTAGCGTCTAATGCTTTTGCGGCATTAAATAACTCGTCAATCAATGCGTTAGCCGCAGTTGAAGCTGTAGCTGAAGCAATGTTAGTGTTAGTTAATACTGTTCCTGCACCATAGCCTGAGTCAGCTACGTTTGCAGAAGCCTGTGCCGCTTGACCGATTGTTTGTAAAACGTGCTTGTCTTTTTGGAAAGCTAGAGCTCTACCAATTTCTGTTGAATAAGCACTTCTTACGTCCCAATGGTTTTTTGCCTCTTCAATATTTGATAGAAATACTGAAGATAATAGAAGGTCATTAATTGTAATGACTTTCTCATTGTGGTTTACGTCTGAGCCTGTAATCTCATTACCTGCTGTATGGTATGACGCCGCAATTCTACCCATTACTGGGAAAGTTGCAGACTTACCTGATGAGATACTTCTCACCATTTCATGTCCGTCTGTTACTGAAGCTCTTTCAAAAGAAGTAATAACTTCTCCTGCGAACACTTTAAGAAACAGAGCGTCTTCCGTACCTGCGGTATTGATTTTACCTACTGAGACTGGACTTGCGTTTGCCATGTTTTGTCTCCTTTGGTTTATTTACGCTTGTTAATAAAGCCTTCACACCTTCCGTATCATAAGACAAGATTGTCGCCCACGAGCGGTCAAGCTATTCAACTTATGTGTTTTGGCAGTTGCCCTCTAAAAAGAGTGCACAACTATTAGCAATTCCATTTACGGAGAGCCAACGCTTTTCTTGTTGGTTTACCGTTCTTAGACATTGCACCTTTAACGCCAGACATACGAGCACAGAAGCTACGTTTTCGTGCCGCCGCTTTTGAGCCTCGTTTTACTTTACCAGTAACAGGACGTTTTAAATTTGCCCCTGTCTTTCGTTTAAAGTATTTTCTTCCTGCGGCATTTAAGCCGCCTGAAGGATTTTGGTATCTTTTAGCTACCATGACTATTATCTTTTCTTAGCTGTCTTTGCCGCTCTTCTAAAATTAGCGGCTGTAGGTGCACCTTTAGCACCTTTCTTTCTCATTTTCTCACCACTACCTGCTTTAATTCTTTTACGTTTCGCATGTATGTTGGCGTATAATCCACGTTTAGCCATGTTACTTTTTCTTTTTAGCTTTCATTATTTTCTTTTGTAAAGACATAGGTAACTTTCTTTGATTACCTTTTAATGTTTTACTTTTAGATTTCATTTTTGATTTACCGTAATGACTAGGCATATTTATTTCTCCTTCTTTTTTTCTTCTGGTTTACTTGTTTGTTTAACAATATTATCTATCTCATCAATAGCATGTTTTGCGTGTACTAATTCATCAAACCTTGATTTTAAAGTTTTCATAAAATCATCATGGTCTGCTACTCCTACACTCTTTTGTAAAAATGTATCAATGACTGCTGTGTTCTCCGCAACTTTTGCTTCGTACAATCTTTTTAATGCTGTCAACCACATATTATAAATCCGAGTTAGCTAGTTTAGCTTTGACTGCATTTTGATATGCTACATCTTTAGAATATCTAGGGTCAGCCATAGCTTCGGTTACTTGAGCCCAAGACTCATAAGAACCTTCATTAGTTGGAGAAGCCTTACCTTGTAATAGATTTGGCTCAGTTCCGTTTGCTTGGTCAAACTTTGCTTTTAGTCCTGCAACGGCAAGTTTAATAGAGTCAATGTTTTTACTGTTGACTGTATCATTGTATGCTTTCTTTTCAGACTCAGACAAATTCTCTTTTGCCCAGTCAGCCATTTGATTATAAACTTCATCACCACCAACCACACTTTTAATTTCTGCGGATTGTTGATTAGCAAGAGCTTGTTGACCATTAATAAATGCGTCTACATACGATTTAGGAATACCTGCTTTTTCAAGAGCTTCATAAGATTTGTCATTAAGTTGACCATTCTCATTATATTCTTGTTGTAGGTTTTCCATATTAAGACCTGCGTCAGACACAGCTTTCTCAGCTATCTCTAAATTATTATCTTCAGTCTTTGGTTGTTCTTCTTGTTTAACTTCAGGTTCAGCAGGTTTATCCGCTTGACCTAATTTTTTCTCTAGCTCAGTATATGACTTAGCTAAATCTTCGACTGAATTAAATTTTTCAGGAAGACCCTCTGGTCTTGAAACTTCAGTCTGTTGTACTTCTGGTTTCTCAGAAGTTGTTTCTGGTTCTTGTATAACTACTTGTTCTACCATAATTTTAGTTTCCCATTTCCTTTGTCATGTTATTTGCAACTTGTGGAGCTACTTGCTGTGCAGTGTCCATTAATTGTTGTTGTTGCATGTCTGCCATTTGTTGCTCTTGTTCTGCTTGTAGTTGTTCAGGAGATTTAATTAAACCTTCTGTGTCTATGCCTAAACCTGTAGCAATTCTTGTAACAAGATTGTCAGGGTTTAGAGCTTGCACTACTTGCGGATTGATTTGAGCTAGTGCTCCAATCTCAGCAACAAACTCTCTTAGTTTTTGTAAGTCATTACCTCTACCAAGAGCTTCGATACCTGTAATAATAGTAGGCTTAACTGAGCCTTTAGGCATTGCAGGTATCTCTTTATTTTGTCCCATTCTTTTCATTAACACTCTAACTAGAGGTAATTGAAATTCTTGTGACAATAAAGAATATACACCACCCATAGACGTTTCTAGTTGTTCAGCCATGTATCTTATTTCTTGAGCTGTAACTCTTTCAGCGTCTCTTTGGATTGCTGTATGTAGTAAGAACGCATAAGACATACGCTCTTCTAATTTCTGAATACTTCTTTCTACGACTTGTAAGTCATATTGTTTTTCTGCTTGTAGTACAGACACATCATCTCTACTACCTGTAATAATATCTCCGTTTCTAGTTGACGCTAAATCTTTCTTTCTAGTTACTGCATTAGGTCTAACCATAAATACAACTTTACTAGAAGCCGCCGCACTTTCTACAAGTGATTGTGATAATCCTTCCAAGCTCTTGAGGTCACCCAAAAACTCTTCTACAAAACTTCTTCCGTAGTCTTCATTATCTATTCGCACCATTCTCAGTGCTTGGTATGGCATAGCGTCTGCCATGATTGTACCAATAGTAGAAGGTATTTTCATACCCATTACTTCTTGGCATACATAATACTTTTTATTATCTAATTTATAAATGTGAGTATAGATGTCACAATCTTCATCTTCTTTATATGTGCCTTCTATCATCATCTGCTCTTTAATTTCTTTATCAAGAGCAACGTGTGCAATACTTTCTTTAATAACTATTTCTAATAAATTACCTGCTGTATCTCTTCGTACAACATATTGTGACAATGGAAATACTTTCATGTTTCCATTTTTAGGAAGATAAGTTAATACATTACCACCTACAATTAAGTGTTTCAAAGCCTCGAATACACTTACTCTTAGTGCTAATTCTTCTATTTTATTTAAGACTTCTCTTTCAATATTAGCTAAAGACTTCTCTACCTGTGCTGTTAATTCTTTTTGTGACTCCATTTCTTCTTTAGCGTCACCACTAATTTTAAGTCTAAAGAATGGAGAGTTAGGGGGAAGTAAAAGTAAGAGAAGTTTAGAGGCAAGATTGTTTACACCTCTAGCACCAACTGATTGAAATGGTGAATATAAATCAGACGAAGAATTAAAACCTTCATCTGGTATTAATGCAGGAATTGTCAACTCGCTACACTCACGAGCTCTATCTAAAAATTCGTATCTATCTTGTTTTAACTTTTCGTAACGCTCTTTAGCGGTATTTTGTCTTGTTACTACTTCGTTATTATAGTCCATGTATTAACCAATATTCAAACCACTTTGACCTGTTGTAGTCATAGTGTTTACGCCAGAAGTCTGTAACATTTCTGTTCCAGTCTTTTTAGCTTTCTTAATTTTCTTTTTCTTATCTACTAACTCATCTGCTGTCTCCAAAGTCGGTACTAATTGGTCACCAATAGGTGACGCATTAACGACTGGATTTGGAGCAATAGGTTGAGGAGCAGGTCTTGAACCACCACCGCACATATTAGTTTCTCCTTATTATGTTATATTTAAACCAGAGTTAGAACCTTCTATTCCACCTTGATTGTAAGTATCAGGCTTCTTAGTTTTCTTAGGTTCGTCTCCGCCTACATTAATGTCAGAAGGCTCAGGATTATTAAACGCACTATCTTTAGGGTCAAATTGATTTCCTGCTACAAACTGGTCATTGTCTTTTGGGACTGAGTAAGTAACTGGTTTACTTGTTGCCAAGCACATTTTCTTCTTGCCTTTCTTTTAGTGTGTTAATAAATCTCACAACGTCTCTCTGTCCTGCTTTAAAATATATTGTCTTAGTATCATCATTTAAGTTTGGTGATTGCTCAGGATATACTTCATTAAGCAGTTTTATTAAGTCATCTACCGTTGTAGGTAGGACTACATCTTGTAAGTTTTCCATTGTTTCCTTCTAAAAAGGGTACTTTATTACCAAAGTGACCCAGTTAATGTACCTTTGTTGTATTCTGTGGCTCTATTCTCAAAGAAATTAGCGTGTTCTACACCATTCAATATCCAATCTAACCACCCTAACGGATTATTTTTGACTCCATAATTAGGTTTTAAAGATAGCTGAAGCAGTCTTCTGTCAGCTATATACCTAATATATTCTTTTACTTGGTCAGGTGTTAATCCTTGTATTCCACCCATCTCAAAAGCTAAATCAATAAACTTATCTTCTAAGTCTACCATATCTCTACATGTCTGATAGAGACTAGCTTTAAATTTATCTGTCCATATCTTAGGGTTTTCTTTTATTAGTGCATGAAATAATTTAATCATGTTTTCTACATGGTGACTTTCATCTCTAATACTCCATGTAACTATCTGACACATACCTTTCATTCTACCAAATCTTTGAAAGTTTAGTAGCATTACAAAAGAAGCAAACAACTGAAGTCCCTCGCCAAACGCTGAGAAACAAGCAATTTCCCTAGCAAGTCCTTCAACACCTTTGCCCTTACTTTCAAATAAATAATTATGTTTGTCTGACATCTCTTTGTATTCTTGAAATGCTTTATACTCACTGTCCTTTAATCCTATTGTGTCGTTCAATAACGAGTATGAATGTGCATGGTTGGCTTCGCTAGTTGCGATAGCAGACAACATCATTCTAACTTCTGGTGGCTTGAACATAGGAATGTATTTATCAAGGTATGCTTGAGCAATGTCTACATCTCCTTGTGTAAAGAATTTTAAAATTTGATTGATAAGATTTTTTTCTTCTACTGTTAATCTCTCATTCCAATCTCTTACATCTTCTGCTAGCGGTACTTCGCTAGGAAGCCAGTGCATTTTTTGTTGCATATCGTATGCTTCAAATGCCCAGTCATATTCAAACGGTTTATAATATTGCCTCTCTTTAAATAGCCCCATCTACACTCCTCTCATTAATTCTATAAACTCTATGACCACAATCATTGCTAGTTCAACAGCAAGTATTGTATGGTATACAGTCCATAGCACTGTTTGTTTTTGTTGTTTTTTATTATTATGACAACCACAACATTTCTGTTTCTTTGGTTTATCAATATCTTTAAATAGTCCTTCGTGTGTCATCTATGCCTCACATGCTAAACACTCTGACTCAGGTATAATAGTTCTTTCAACTTTTAATGAAAGCAACTCAGCACGCTTAATAGCTTCTGACCTACAGTAATAAAGTGTCTTTAGTTTACTTTTCCAAGCTAACATGTGTATGTCATGTAGCTCTTTAATGTTTACGTCAGCAGGTACAAACACATTAACAGACTGTGCTTGACAAATATATTCTTGTCTGTCTGCGGCGTGTTGTATTACCCATTGCTGATTTAGTTCAATAGCAGTTTTAAAAGTATCTTTCTCGTAATCAGTTAGTTCATCTAAATGTAGAACAGAACCCTTGCGAGCAATGATAGACTGCCATGTCTTTTCAGTATTGAGTCCTTTAGACTCTAACAATTTTTCTAAATATTTATTCTTAACCATGAATGAACCTGACATAGTTTTCTGCACATAAGCATTAGCTCTGTATGGTTCGATAGATGGAGAAGTTGTACCACATATAATTGAAGAAGAAGCATTAGGTGCAATCGCTAGTAAGTGTGCATGTCGCATACCAGTACCCTTCATATCAGGAGCTTCACCACGTTCTACTGCAAGATTTTTAGACTCAGCTACAGCTTCAGACTTAATCTTTTTAAACATGTTTAGATTAATACCTTTAGCCAAAGCAGACTCAAACGGAACACCTTTAGATTGTAGGTAGGCGTGGAAGCCCATAGCTCCTAGTCCAATACTACGTTCTTGGTGTGCACTAAACTTAGCTTTAGATAATTCATCAGGTGCATTATCAATAAAGTGTTGCAGAGTGTTATCCAAAAATCTAACTAGGTCTGCTATGAATTGTGTGTTGTCTTTCCACTCATCATATTTTTCTAGGTTTACACTAGACAAACAACAAACAGCAGTACGTTGTTCATTAGTTGGTAGTGTAATTTCAGTACATAAATTAGAGTGATGTACTTTTAATTGTTTATCTTTTAAAGTTTGGGGAAGGTCATTGTTGATTGTGTCAATGAAACACATATACGGTTCACCAGTAGCAACTCTGTTTTCTAAGATACGTTGCCATAGTTCTTTAGCAGAAACAGTCCGTACTATTTGTTTTGTGTGAGGGTCTATTAAATTCCAACTGTCATCATAGGTAGGGTCTTTAATGCAGTTATCAATTAACTCCATAAAGCTGTCAGGAATATTTACACCGTGATGTAGATTAAGACATTTTCTATGAACGTCTCCACCACTAGGTTTTCTCATGTCTAAAAATTCTATAATCTCTGGGTGAGATATATCCATGTATGCGGCATAACTTCCTCGTCTAGTTTTACCTTGAGAGAAAGCAAGTATCTCTGAGTCAACGACATGAAGAAAAGGAATTGACCCTGAGCTCTGTGAACCACC